ACAAGGCGGAAACTCCACAGGCGGTGACAACGGGATATATGCTCATTGGAACATGGAAGAAGGCCAAAGTGCCACACTCCGTTTTTTACCTGATGGTAATTCAAAAAACACATTCTTTTGGCAAGAACGGGCCATGATCCGCTTGCCATTCAATGGCATCAAAGGCGAAGCAGATTCTAAACAAGTCTATGTCCAGGTGCCATGCATGGAAATGTGGCAAGAGACCTGTCCAGTGCTTACAGAAGCTCGTACCTGGTTCAAAGACAAGAGTTTAGAAGAAATGGGTCGCAAGTACTGGAAAAAACGCAGTTACATTTTCCAGGGCTTTGTTCGCGAGAATCCCTTGTCTGACGACAAGACTCCAGAGAATCCCATCCGCCGTTTCATCATTGGTCCGCAAATCTTTACACTTATTAAAGGTGCATTGATGGATCCAGAACTGGAAGAATTGCCAACAGACCTGATGCGTGGCCTGGACTTCCGTATTAGCAAGACATCCAAAGGCGGTTTTGCTGACTACAACAGTTCAAAATGGGCACGCAAAGAGTCGGCCTTGACCGAAGTGGAGCAGGCCGCAATTGAAAAACATGGCCTGTTTGATTTGAGCACATTCTTGCCCAAGAAACCTTCAGAGGCAGAAGTCCGGGTGATCAAGGAAATGTTCGAAGCGTCAGTAGACGGACAGACCTATGATACCGAACGTTGGGGTCAGTATTTCCGCCCTGCAGGTGTCAATGCTCCAGCCGGTGGATCTGGTGTCGCACATGCCGACGAAGATGCTCCAGCACCTGCAACCCGACCGGCTCCGGCGGTTTCAAGCAGTTTTGATGAAGATGATGCGCCTGCTGTGGCATCAGCACCAGTAGCGGCCAAACCCGCAACACAAAAGGCCGAAGACATCCTGGCCATGATCCGGGCTAGACAAAAGCAGTAATACAAAGTATCATACAGCACAAGGGAGACTCCCTTGTGCCTCTTCTTAACTACAGGTGAAACATGGGAAAACCATTTGACGTAAGTAAATTTAGACGCGAAATCACAAAAAGTATCGACGGACTTAGTATAGGATTCAACGATCCCACAGACTGGATCAGCACAGGCAATTTTGCACTCAACTACCTGATCTCCGGCGACTTCAACAAGGGTATTCCTTTGGGCAAGGTCACTGTGTTTGCTGGCGACTCAGGTGCAGGCAAGAGTTATATTTGCTCAGGCAACATTGCCAAGCACGCACAACAACAGGGTATCTTTGTTGTGTTGATTGACAGTGAAAATGCTCTGGACGAGGATTGGCTCAAGGCCTTGGGAGTAGATACCAGCGAAAGCAAACTACTCAAACTCAGCATGAGCATGATCGACGACGTGGCCAAGACCATATCAACCTTCATGGCTGACTACAAGGCCTTGCCCGATGGCGAGCGTCCCAAGGTCATGTTCATCATTGATTCGTTAGGCATGTTGCTGACACCAACAGATGTCAATCAGTTTGATGCCGGAGAAATGAAAGGTGACCTGGGTCGCAAGCCCAAAGCACTCACAGCCTTGGTTCGTAACTGCGTCAACATGTTTGGCAACTACAACGTGGGCTTGGTATGTACAAACCATACCTATGCGTCACAGGACATGTTTGACCCAGATGACAAGATTTCAGGCGGGCAAGGCTTTATCTATGCGTCAAGTATCGTGGTGGCCATGAAGAAGATGAAGCTAAAAGAAGACGAGGACGGCAACAAGATTTCGGAAGTCATGGGCATCCGTGCTGGATGCAAGGTCATGAAAACACGCTATGCCAAACCCTTTGAAGGTGTGCAGGTCAAGATTCCCTATGAAACAGGCATGAATCCTTATTCGGGTCTGACAGACTTGGCTGAAAAGAAAGGTCTACTCAAGAAGGACGGCAACCGACTCATGTTTGTGACGTCGGATGGCGAGATCATCAAACAGTTCCGCAAGGCCTGGGAAAGCAACGAAGAAGGTTGTTTAGACAAGGTCATGGCCGACTTTGCAAATCAGCGAGAAACGGTAAGTACTGAAGAAACAGCCACGGAGGAATAACGAATGAGCGTAGAACTAAGTCGAGAAATTTGGACGGAACTCAGGAGATACGTCAATACTGTGGATCGAAGCGAAGCCGCAGAAACTCTAATCTCTGTGTTGATTGACAATGATGTAGCAGCAGATGATATTCGTGATACCTTTAAAGGTGACAGCGAAGTACGGCGTGCTTTGGCTAGCTATCTCAAGGACCATGAAGATGAAGATGAGGAAGATGAAGACAAGGAAGATGATGAAGAAGAGTATTATTGATGGAGAAAAAATATTTTCCTATTAAGAGTAAAACTGCCTGTCAGTTAAAATGGAATTGGTCCACTCTATATCTACACGAGGAACTTACAGCCAGTTGCCATCGTACAGGTTGGAGCCCGTTGACCGTAGAAAATTTTGACAATTTTCATAACACTGAGAAAAAAAAACAAGAACGCCTAGACATGTTGCAAGGGCGCTGGCCCGAGGAAAGTTGTGGATATTGTAGAAAAATAGAAGAGTCGGGTGGATTCAGTGATAGGATGCTGCATCTGACCGTTCCTGATCAAGTGCCTCCAGAGTTAGATCATAACCCCACAGCCGTTACAGTATCTCCAACAATACTGGAAGTTTTTTTCAACAACACTTGCAATCTCGCTTGTCTTTATTGTTTGCCAGACTTGAGTAGTAAGATAAATCAGGAAAATAACAAATTTGGCGACTTTATCACAGGAGATATTAAACTGATATCAGCACCTCAATCACAAAACTATCCAGCACTGTTGGAAAAATTTTGGTCTTGGATGAATATAAATTCCGGATCCTTGCGCAGATTCAACGTGCTAGGAGGGGAACCATTCTATCAGCAAGAGTTTGAAAAAATATTAGAGTTTTTTAAAAACAAACCACACCCTGATCTTGAACTAGGCGTGGTAACCAATCTAATGGTTTCTCCGGATAAATTAGATAAATTTGTAGCTGTATTCCGTTCCATGCTGGCGAAAAAACATGTCAAACGCATAGATATAACTTGTAGTATCGACTGTTGGGGTCCGGAACAAGAATATGTACGCTATGGGTTAAACCTAGAGATCTGGGAGAAAAATTTCCTAACTCTATTGAAAAATAAATGGTTGACAATTAATATCAATCAAACCATATCGGTGCTGACTATCAAGACCATGCCGGAACTGTTGGCGAAACTAGCATCATGGAGAAATATTCATCCAGTAGGACATTATTTTTCAGCGGTCTCTCCACAGCCTCGATACCTTATGCCTCACATAATGGGAAAGGAAATCTTTCTAAAAGATTTTGATCGCATATTAAATCTCATGCCAACAGATACCCAACAGGACCAAACATCTCTTAATTATATGCAAGGAATACAAGATCAAATTGCAAATTCTCAGCCCGATTTACAATCTAAAGCTGATCTTAAATTATTCCTAAATGAAAAAGATCGCCGTAGAGGTAATAGTTGGCGCAAAACATTTCCGTGGTTGGTGAAGGAAATAGATCATGTGGTATAGTCGTGTGGTAGCTGATCTAGGGGCCATTCCTGATTTCATTGCCCATTTTGAACATGAGCTAGAGGATGCCCGACGTGACGTGCGTGTCACAGGCCTGGTAGAACGAAACATCAAAGAACTGCCGGGCATAACTGAGCACAGATTCAATCAATTGCAGGAAATCGAAGCCATACTCAACCACTTGAACATACAGTTACGTAAGATCCGCCGTCGACATTTCCAAAAATATCTAGAGGGCTATGCCCGTGCCTTGACCAGCAGAGATGCTGAAAAATACGTGGATGGCGAGGATGAAGTAATAGACTTTGAAACCATAATCAATGAAGTGGCCTTGCTACGTAATCGTTGGTTGGGTATCATGAAAGGACTGGACTCAAAAAGCTGGATGAGTGGACATATTGTGAGATTGCGTACCGCAGGTATGGAGGACATACAGGTATGAAGTTTGTACATCCCGGTGACAGTCACAGCCACAGTCTACAGGTGTTGAATGCCTTGTATGAA